AAAAATATATTTGGAGAACCTTTAAATAAAGTAGCTAATTATCTACATTATGCTGACGCCTTCATTGGATTAGGTTCAGGATTATCTTGGTTTAACTGGGCTTTAGGAAATCATACTTATATGATTAATGGTTTTTCTCGTCCTGGTCATGAATTTACTTCTAATATAACTAGAATTTATAATGATAATGTTTGTATATTTTGTTGGAATGATCCAATACATGTATTTAATGCTGGAGATTGGGATTGGTGCCCTGTATATAAAGGAACAGAATTACAGCATGTTTGTCAAAAATCAATAAAACCATTACAAGTATTTAGTAAATTAAAATTATGAGTAAAGTATTAGTATTTATAAAATCTTTATCAATTGGAGATACAGTAGCTGCTATTCCTTATATTAGTAAATTTCAAGAAATAAATTCAACAGACGAAATTTATGTTAGTATAAATGATTGGATGATTTCCTATTTTAAAACTATTTATCCTAATTTAAATTTTATAGGTAAAAATTCAAACGAAATATTTGATAAATCACTTTTTTTAGATTATAATTTTAATAAACCTATTCAACAAGGATATGCTGAACAATTAGGATTTATAGAAGCTTCATACATTAGGCCTAATATATTAATTCCTAATATGGAACGTCCTATAAAAAATAAATATATTACTATAGGAGTTCATTCAACATCACAATTAAAATATTGGAATCATCCTAAAGGTAAAAAGGTACAACCTGAAGCTCCTTATTGGAATGAATTATGTGGAATGATTCGTAAAGAAGGTTATACACCTGTTGTTGTAGAACAACATGAAATGTTTGGGTGGGCACCTTATAAAAATGGTTTACCAAGTAAATCAAATAAAAAATTTGAACAATCATTTTTAGAATCCATGAACCTAATTCACCATTCCGAATTTTATATTGGACTATCATCAGGTATGTCTTGGGTTGCTCATGCAATGGGTAAACCAGTAGCCATGATAGCCAATTTTACTGAAGATTGGAATGAATTTGATTTATCATTACTTGATTATATTAGAATAACAAATAAAAATGTATGTCATGGATGTTGGAATGTAATAAATAAAGAATATAGTTTTGATGTTTCTGATTGGTATTGGTGCCCTAAATATAAAGATACTGATAGACAGTTTGAATGCCATACATCAATTACACCAGAACAAGTATTTAATGATATAAAAAAATGGATAAAATAAATTTAGAAACTTCAAAATTTGATGCTGGTGATTGGGATTGGTGTCCTATTTGGAAAGGAACCGATAAACAACATATTTGTGAAAAATCTATATCTCCTAAAGCTGTTTTAGATAAAATTCAACACTTATTATGAAAGTAGCAATTATAGGAAAATCAGGTGTTTTAAGTCAAGAACTACAAAAAATTTATTCTAATTTAGTAATTCTAGACAGTTTTAATTATAATATTACTGATTCACAAACTACCAGAAAAATAATAGAAATAAATCCAGATATTATTATACATGCCGGGGCTGTTACTAATTTTACTATGGTAAAAAATAATCCTGTTTTAGCAATTAATACAAATATAGTAGGTACTGCTAACATTTCTAATTATTGTATTCAACATAATAAAAGACTAGTATACATCAGCACAGATTACATTTATGAAGGAACAGTAGGTAATTATAAAGAAACAGATACTATTCTTCCACATAATGAATACGCTTGGACTAAATTAGGAGGTGAATGTAGTGTGTGTTTAGTTCCTAACCACCTTATCATCAGAACAAGTTTTGGATCAGATAAAGATTACTATGAAAATTCTTGGACTAATCAATTAGTAAGTAAAGATTATGTTGATGTTATTGCTCCTATGATTTTAAAAGCAGCTTTATCAAATGTTAATGGAGTATTAAATATAGGCACTGAATCTAAAAGTATTTACGATTACGTTCAAAAACGAAATAAAACAAACCCAATCCAAAAAGAAATATCTACAAATTTTACATTAAATACAGAAAAATATGAACAATCATTCTTACATTAAAGAATGCCCCATAACAGGTCAGGATGAACAAATTAAATATTTTGATTTGGGTAACATACCTTTAGTGAATAATTTATGTAATACTAGAGAAGAAGCCTTAAATGCAGAACGTTTTCCATTAAACATAAATTATTATCCCTCATCAGGTGAGTCTAGTTTAAACTTTGCTGTTGACAGTGAGTTGTTATTTAAAAATTATTTATTTAAGTCTGAAGTTAACGTTCCATATATTAAACATTGTAAAAAAATGTTTGAATTTATTCAGGAATATGTAAAAATAACAGCGTTAACTAAAATAGTAGATATTGGAGGAAATGATGGAACATTATTAGCTGCTTTTAAAGAAGTAAGTAAAAAAGAAATCAATGTATTAAATATAGACCCATCAGAAAACTTAGCCCCTTTATCAGAAGCAAAAGGAGTTCCTACATTAACAGAATTTTTTGGAGTTAATACCAGTAATAAAATAGGTAAAGTAGATATAGTTACTTCTACAAATGTATTTCAACATTTAAAAAACATTAATGGTTTTGCAGAAGGTGTTAGTAAAATTTTAACTGAACATAGTATTTGGATATTAGAATTTCCTTATTGGATTCATGATATGAAAACAAATCAATTCGACCAAATATATCATGAACACATGTATTACCACTCAGTTACCCCTATGAAAATGATGATGGAAAAACATGGAATGAAAATAGTTAATGTTACTAAACAAAATATTCATGGTGGAACTTTAAGATTAGTCATTGCTAAAAAAGAAAGTAAATTAACACCGGATATTACAGTTGAGGCTTATCTACAATTAGAAAAAAATTATGGTTTAGATTATCACATTAGGTGGGGTGAACAAGTACAAAAACACATTATAAACTCTAAAATCTTTATTATAAACCTAAAAAACTCAGGTAAAACTATTTATGGATTTGGGGCCGCAGCTAAAGGTTGTATTTATTTAAATGCTATGGAGTTAAATGATTCACACCTAGATTGTATTATTGATGATACAGATTTAAAACAAGGTAAGTTTGTACCGGGTACTGGTATTAAAATTGTAAGTAGAGATATTTTAAAAGAAAAACAACCCGATTATATTTTAATTTTAGCCCATAATTTTTCAGAATATATTATAAAAAGTTTAAAAAACACATATAATGGTAAATTTATTGTTTTAGTACCAAGTATTAAAACGATTTGGTAAAAAAAACAAAATCATAGATATTTATTACAAATGGCACTAACTCTTTCAAAAACAGGTATAGCAGATGGGCAAGTAATTACAGCCGCTCAAATAACACAAAGTATAGACGCTTTAACAGGAGCAGCAGCCTATAATATAATTATTTCAGGTTCATTAAATTTAACCGGATCTGTAATAACTGGTAGCACAGCAAATATTACATCTATTACCGGTAGTTTATTCGGTACGGCCTCGTTTGCTACTTCAGCATCTCAAGCTATTAGTTCTTCACAGGCAATTACAGCCTCCTTTGCTTTTTCATCCTCAGTATCAGTTAGTTCCTCATATGCACTTTCAGCATCTCAAGCTATTAGTTCTTCACAGGCAACTACAAGTAGCGTAGCTGAATCTGTAAAAGTTACTAATAATGCTACTACTGATCAATCTTTTAGATTATTGTTTGTATCACAGCTAGCTGGTTTACCGAATCCTAATAGTGATGGATATGCCCAACCCCGTTTTGATTCCGGTTCCGATGGTTCTGGATTGTATTATAATCCTTCAACGGATACCTTAAACCTAAAAAGAATATCGGGTTCAAATGATGGTAATGTAGATTTTTTTGGAACCTCATCCTATGCTATATCCGCTTCTTATGCTGAAAATGCTACAAATGCTACTAATTTTATTCCTAGTTTTGTAGGAATAGACAATGTTACTTACACAGCATCTACTAATCCTTATTTAATTGATGGTAATGCCCCTTTTAATATATATGTTTCCCAATCCGCAACTGAAACTTTAGGGCTACGTTTTACTTCCGCGGGGGTAACCTCTGGCAAACAAATAAATTTTACTCCTCAATATCAATCAACTACTCTAAATACAACCTTTATAGCAATATCTGCCTCAGGGGTTAATGTATATGGAATTAGTGGCACTAGTGCTAGTGCTGGTACTACCGCCCTAGCTGATACTTTAGTAAATGGAAGCGATGTAAATAATCTTACATTCCAATACATTGGTACTGCCTCACCTCCAATATTTCCTACAACAGGATGGTATTTAATAAATGTTAATCAAAGTTAATATTTTTAGTTTTTTTAATATATTTATCATTGTAAAGGTTTCTGTTAAATAAGTTTTTATAAATGAACTTTTGAACAATTTTAACATATTTATAAACAAATAAAATAAATTAGAAATGGCAGAAACACTTTTATCTCCAGGCGTACTAGCAAGAGAAAACGATTTAACAGTTACCTCCAATATACCCTCTGCAATTGGAGCAGCAATTATAGGTCCTACTGTAAAAGGTCAACCTTTTATTCCAAGAAAAGTTACTAGTTTTAATGAATATTTAACTTATTTTGGTAGTAAATTTATTAGCGGTTCAAGTCAGTACACTTTTCTTACTTCTACAGCTGCTTATAATTATTTCTTAAACGGTGGAACTAGCTTATGGGTAACAAGAATTGCTTCTGGTGCTTTTTCTCCAGCAACTTCATCTATTATTACTAGTGGATTACACGCAACTTCGGCTTCATTTACTTTACAAACTTTAAGTTGGGGTTTTAACCAAAACAGCACTGGTTCAGAAGGAGTTAGTGGTTCTTTACCTAGTGGTACAGTAGATAATCTTCGTTGGCAAATAGTTAATGCTAATACATCTTCAGGTACTTTTACCTTATTAATTAGACAAGGTAATGATACAGTACCTGTTCCTACAGTATTAGAAACTTGGACTAACTTATCGTTAGATCCTACTCAAGCAAATTATATTGAAAAAATAATTGGTAACCAAACATTTGCAACTTCTTCAGATAATTTATATGTTAATACAACTGGAAATTTTCCTAATAGAAGTAATTATGTAACAGTAACTTCAGTAGCGTTAAAAACTCCAAATTATTTCAATAATGCTGGTGTAGTTGCTTCTAATGTTTATACTGCTTCTATTCCTTTAAATGCTAGTGGTTCTTTTGGAGCTGGTGTTGGAGAAATATCCGGTTCATCTGGTGCTAATTATTATAATAATATTACTGATGGTAATATTCAAGGATTTACAGCTGCTAATTATTCAACAGCTATTACTTTAATGTCAAATGCTGATGAATATGCCTATAATATAATTGCTATTCCTGGATTAACTTATGGTAATGCAAATGGTAGAGCCCAATTAAATAATTTAATTAACAACACACAAAATCGTGGTGATGCTATTGCAGTAATTGATACTGAACTTTGGGGGGGAACAGTTGCTGCTGCAACAAATACAGCTAATTCAGTGGATACTTCTTATGCTGCTACTTATTGGCCTTGGATTCAAACAATTGATCCTGTTACAGGTGAATTTACTTGGGTACCCGCTTCAACTTATATTCCTGGAGTTTATATTAATAATGATACTATTGCTGCTCCTTGGTTTGCACCAGCCGGTTTAAATCGTGGTGGAATTTTAAATGCTGTTAAAGCAGAAAAGAAATTAACCCAAACAGATAGAAATAACTTATATCAAAATAAAGTTAACCCAGTTGCAACATTCCCAGGAACTGGAGTTGTAGTATATGGACAAAAAACATTACAAACAAAATCATCTGCTCTTGACCGCGTAAACGTTCGTCGTTTATTAATTGCTTTAAAAACTAGAATTAGTGAAATTGCTAATAATTTAGTATTTGAACAAAACACAATTGCAACTCGTCAAAACTTTATAGCAGCAGTTAACCCATATTTACAATCAGTACAACAACAACAAGGTTTGTATGCCTTTAAAGTAATTATGGATGATTCAAATAACAATGCTGAAACAATTGATAGAAATCAGTTAATTGGTCAAATTTATTTACAACCAACTAAAACAGCTGAATTTATTTACTTGGATTTCAACATTACTCCAACAGGTGCAACATTCCCCGGTTAATTTTTTAAAAGATAGAATATTTATAACAAAACCAAAATAATAAATAAAAAATGGCAATCTTAGATCCAAACCAAATATTTTTTACCGCGTTTGAACCCAAATTAAAGAACAGATTTATTCTTTACGTGGATGGTATTCCTGCCTATTTAATTAAAGGTGTGAGCGGTATGGGTTTTTCTCAAGAAGAAATTGTATTGAACCACATTAACGTTTATCGTAAAATTAAAGGTAAATTAAAGTGGAACGATTTAACAATGACCTTGTTTGACCCAATCACTCCTTCAGGCGCTCAAGCAGTAATGGAATGGGTACGTTTACATCACGAATCAGTAACTGGTCGTGATGGTTATTCTGATATGTATAAAAAAGATTTAACTATTAACGTATTAGGTCCCGTAGGTGATATTATTTCTGAGTGGGTTATAAAAGGTTCATTTATTAAATCAGCTGATTTTGGTGAATTTAACTGGGATACAGAAGCTGAAGCGCAAAATATTTCTGTAGTATTAGGAATGGATTATTGTGTATTGAACTTCTAATTAATAAAAAAATTAAAAAAAGCTCGCATTTTTTGCGAGCTTCTTTTTTTTTCATATATTTATATACGACACAAAAGTTATCTTAAAATAATAATTTATGACAAAACAAAAAGAAATAAATGGTGCCACAGAAACCATTTCAAAATTTAAATTTCCTTCCGAAGTAGTTAAATTGCCTTCAAAGGGTCTTCTTTATCCATCTACTAATCTTTTATCTAAAGGAGAAATTGAGATGAAATACATGACAGCAAAAGAAGAAGACATTCTAACAAACCAGAATTTTATTAAACAAGGAATTGTATTAGATAAACTTCTTCAATCATTAATTTTAACAAAAATTGATTATGATGATTTGTTAATTGGTGATAAAAATGCTATTATGATTGCTGCCCGTGTATTAGGTTATGGTAAAGATTATAACTTTATGTATGATGGAGAAGAACAAACGGTTGATTTAAGTAAATTAGAATCTCAAGAATTGGATGAATCAAATTTATTAGCTCCTAATAAAAATGAATTTAAATTTGTATTACCCAAATCAGATAATGAAATTACGTTTAAATTATTAACAAATAAAGACGAAAGAGATATAGATAATGAATTATCTGGTATTAAAAAGATTAATAAAAATTTATCTCCTGAATTAACTACTCGTTTAAAATATATTATATTATCTGTTAATGGTGATTACGATAAAAAAACTATTCGTGATTTCGTAGATAATTATCTATTAGCGCCTGACTCTAGGGCTTTACGTGATTGTATTAGGAAGACGCAACCCGACGTTATAACTAAATTTAAATATGTTGATGTTGATGGTGTTGAGGAGGACATCGAAATTCCTATCACTATTAACTTTTTTTGGCCTGACGCCTGAGGATAGATTCGGTTTATTTAAAGAAATCCATGAAATAGTATTTCATGGTAAAGGTGGATATGACCATGATACGGTATATAATATGCCTATATGGTTAAGAAAATTTACTTATTCCGAACTAGAAAAATTTTACAATAAACAGAATAAAAAAGATACAGATCCATCATCCGATGGAAGGACAACCTATACTCCACTAGATTTTATCGACCCAGCAGCCGCTAAACAAGCCCTACATCAGGCAAAAAAATAAATTATTAAATATTTATAACAAACACTTTGATTAATGGCTGAAAACTACGATAAAGCAAAATTTAAAAAAGAGTTAGATGAATTAAATAGACTCAAAAAACAACTTGGAGAAGAACCTATTAATGTAACATTTGATGCATCAGGTATTCGTACATTAACAGAAGAATTAGTTAGAACTAGAGATCTTGTTGACGATACTGTAGATTCAATTACGAGTTTATCTACACAATGGAGAAATGTATCTGAACAAGTAGGTAAAACTAATCAGGGGTATAAATTAGCAAGTAGTAGTCTTGATAAATTAAAAGATATTTCTGACAAATTAAGATACTCATCACAGGGTATTTCAGACTTATCAACAAAAGATATTAGATTATTAAAACAGAAAAATGAATTAGCATTTGCTGATTTAAAATTATCAAAACAGTTATTAGAAGAAAGAAAAAAATCAGGTACAGCTACTGCTAAAGAATTAAATACATTAGAAGAAATTACTGCTCAAATTGAAGGTCAAGCCCAAACTTATCAAGATCAGGTAGCATTACTTAATAAAGCATATAAAGAACAAAAACGATTAGAAAGAGCTCAAGGTTTAACAGGTTCTATACTTAAAGGTAGCAATAAACTTTTAGAAAAAATGGGAGTGAACAGCGATGTTCTCTCCGAAGCTTTTGAATCAGCATCCGCTGCTGCTGAGTCTATGGCTAAAAGAGTAACTAAAGGAGGTACTCAAGCTGCTGGTTTGGGAGGTAAATTTAGAGTAGCGGGAGCTGCTATTGGTGCTTTAGGTAAAAGTTTAGCTAAAAATTTATTAGACCCATTAGTTATTGCTGGTGGATTAATAAAAGGTATAAAAGCATTATTTAAAGGAATCGTTGGAGGAATAAAATCTATTTTTGGTAAAATAAAAGGATTTTTAGAAGAACAATTTGAAAGAGGAAAAAGTGCAGCTCGTACATTTTCAGAAGAAATTCAAGGTTTAGCTAGAGGATTAGCTCTTACTCAACAAGGAGCATCTCAATTAATGGCTTCTGTTGCAGGATTAGGTCCAACAGCAGCCGCTAGTAAAAGTGCTATTGAAGGAATTTATAGTGCTATGGATAGCACTGAACAATTAAGTGCTAATACATTAAAAACATTTGTAGGTCTTAGTACATACGCAGGATACTCAGCAGATTCATTAGTTGAAATACAAAAAATGGCCAAACTTACAGGCCAAGATGCTGGGGTAGTAGCCGATGAAATTAATTCAACAGCCGCTGGTTTAATTAAACAAAATAAAGTAGCTACTAGTGTTAGATCAGTATTTCAAGATGTAGCTAAAGTATCAAATAATACTAAATTAGCATTTGGTAATTCAACAAAAGCAATTACCGCAGCGGTTGTTCAAGCAAAACAATTAGGTATTAATATCGATGATGTTATTAGTAAATCTAAAGGGTTTTTAGACTTAGAACAAAGCATTTCAGCAGAACAAGAATTACAAGCTTTAACAGGTAAAGAAGTAAACCTTGATAAATTAAGATATGCTGCTATAACTAGGGATGCTACGGCAATGGCTGATGAATTAGGTAAAATTGTAAAAGATTTAGGTCCTGATGCTGCTAAAAATGCTGTTGTATTTGAAAGTTTAGCTTCTGCAACTCAAATGAGTGACGAAGAGTTATCTAGCATGTTAAATGCTTCTAAAACAATGAAAGCTGTTGGGAAGGATTTAAATGAAAATGCTAAAAAAGGTGCTGACTTTAGAAAAGGAGCAGCAACACAAGCGGAAGTTGAAGAGGAAAAGGAAAGAAAGAAAAATGCTAGTGGATTAAAATTTTTTAAAACAATATTTCCCTTATATCAAAAGTTTGAACATTTAACAGTTTCTATATCTAAAAAGTTTTCTGATTTTTTTGGTAAAAAATTCGAATCTTGGTTTAATGATCCTAAAACTAAAAAAGGATTAGAGGACTTAGCACATACTGTAGAAAAATTTGTTGATATGCTCCTAGGAAATGGAGGATTAATTACAAATATTTTTGATAAAATTTTTGGTACTGGAAAAAGTGTTGGAAATACTGTTATAGGTAAAGCTAATCAAATGCTTAGCCCTGAAGGAAGTATATTTAAGGGAGTTGAAGCCATTAATAAATTTCTTTTTCCTCCACCAAACCAAGAAAAAGGATTATTTGGAAAGATAATGGACACTATTAATAAAATAAAAAATTCCCAAATTATGAAAGATTTAAAAGACGGTGCAAAAAAATTTGTTGATGGATTATTAGTACTTATAAATAAATTTGTGGATTTTTATAATAATAATTCTTCTTGGTTAAGTCCCTTAATTAAAGCCTTAGGAGGTTTTATTGCTGGTAAAGCAATACTAAAATTTACAGGTTTAGATAAACTATTTAGCAAAGATTTATTCTTTGGTAAAAAAGGAGAAAGTCCAATGAATCCTTCTTATGTTGAAGTAGTTAATGGAATAGGAGGAGCAAGTTCAACTTTTACTTCAGATTTAACCTCTTCAAGTGGTACAAAAGGTAAAATGTCTTGGAATGAATTCCAAAAATCACAAGCCGGAAAAGGTTTAAGTCGACAAGAAATAAGTGCTAGATATAAAGACCAAAGTGCTAGTAAATTTACTAAATTTTTTAATAAATTAAGTAGAAGTCCTAATAGATTTTTAAAAACATTAGGTAGAGCAGGAAATATTGTAGGTAGATTTGGAGGTGCAATTAGTCGGGGTCTGGGGTTATTTTCTAGATTTGGAGGTGCAATTATGAACGTAGCTAAAAATATTGGTGGTTGGTTTAAAGGTATAATAGGAAAAATAGGAAGTGGATTAGCAGGAGCAGCAAAAAGTATATTTAGCGGTGCTAAAAATTTATTAGGAAAAGCTATTTCGGGTGGAAAAGGTTTACTAGGAAAAGCAGGTGGATTTTTAGGTAATTTAGGAAGTAAAGCATTAGGTGGATTAAAATCTGTAGGTAAAGGAATAGTAAATGTTGCTTCTAAATTAAACCCAATGAAATTATTAAAAGATGGGTTATTAGGAAAAGCAGCAAAATTTATAGGAAAAGCAGTTAAAGGAGGAGGTTTATTAAGCGCTTTGTTTGGTGCCGCTGATATTGCCTCTATTTTAGCAGATCCTAAAATGAGTAGTTTAGATAAAGCAAAAAGAGTAATCCCATCAGCAGCTGCAACTATTGGTGGTATTATAGGTTCGGTAGCAGGTTCGGTTTTAGGTCCTTTAGGAACATTTGGTGGTGGATTTTTAGGTTCTTTAGCAGGACAATTTATTGGAGAATCAAAACCAATTCAAGAAGCTTTAGCACCACCATTAGCAAAAGCATTAGGTGGTGAAGAAGTTGCTGCCGACTTTGTAATGCAAGGAGGTAGAGTACAACGTTTCCGTAAAGATGATCTTGTATTAGGTGGTACAAGTTTATTTGGAGGATTTAGAGGATTTGGAGGATCTGGAAATAATGGAAGAGTAGTCCAATTGCTTGAAAGACTAGTATCAGCAGTAGAAAAAGGAGGTAATGTTTATATAGATGGAAACAAAGTAGGAGTAGCTATTGCAAGAACAAATTACAGAACTCAATAATTTAATATTTATAACAAAACACATTAAAAAATATAACTATGGCACTTTTAGATTTATTACAAAAACAAGGTTCAGTCCTTAGCAAATTAGATGGCAAAAGCCCTAAAGCTGGTGAAAAGTATCAAGATTCACCTACCAACACAAAACTTACTGGTTTGTTAGCAAAATCTACTTTAGATTTAGATGGAATTACTCCTAAAACCTACAAAGAAAAAGTAACACCAGAAGCCCAAGGCAGAATTTAATGCCTAAAGGTCCTTTAGTAACTCAAACAACAGATTTAAGATCGTTAAAATACGGTAAGGATAGACCTTTTGGGGGAAATAGTAAACAACCATTTATACAAACCCCAATTAATAATGGTCCTGTAAATCCCTCTACAGAAAAATTTGGTACTGAAATATCTACCTCTACTAATGATCCTTCTAAATCTTTTGGAAATACTGGAGGTGTAGACCAGCTAGTTAGAGGAGGTTCATTACTTCCTGTAAAACTATCAGATGACGTTAGACGAATATCTAAATTTTTAACAACTGAACAAGGTATTAATTTTTTAGCAAAACAAGAAGGATTATATATTGCTGAAAATATTAGATTATATGGATTAGATCCTAGAAATTGGAAATTAATTTATAATCCTCTTTCCCCCATAATTAATACTACGTTAGCTCCAACTGGTATTAACACTCCTAATATTTTTAATTTTAAAAAACCAAGTACAAATATTGCTCGTCAAAGTAAGTACCAAGAAGGTAATACTTATCGATTAGATTCTGAAAAAATAATAGCTTCTTATTTAGATAGAACCGATAAATTAACAACTACTCCTTTATATTTTGGAAAACAAGTTGATCCTACTATATCTCAATTAGATACTGTTCCTTTTTATATTACTGTTATTAATAATGATGGTAAGGGAGTAAATACTTATTTACATTTTAGAGCGTATATTGAAGGATTAAGTGATGCTTATGCTGCTGAGTGGAATGCTGTAAAATATATGGGCAGAGGAGAAAATTTTTATTATTACAATGGATTTAATAGAGATATAAGTTTTAACTTTAAAGTTCCTGTATTATCATTATTTGAACAACAGTCCGTATATAGTAAATTAAATTATTTAGCTTCAATTATGGCACCGGATTATACAGATGGTGGTTTTATGAGAGGTAATTTAATTAAAGTCACTATAGGCGATTATTTAGTTGATGTTCCTGGTGTTGTTACTGGATTTACTTTTGCACCAAACGAAGACGCAGGTTGGGACGTAGCTAGAACCACATCTAAAACAAGTTTAGATAAACAAGGAAAATATATAACCCCCCCTACTACAGGAGGACTATCACCAGATGCTGTAAACAATGATTCAGGAGGTTATATAATGCCAAGATTAATCGAAGTAAGCGGGTTTCAGTTTAAACCAATTCATACCTTTATTCCAAGTAAAGTGCAAAATATATTTGTTGACTATGGTGCTCAATACAATAACTCACCTTTTATTAGTTTTGATAAAGCAGATGGGAGTACTAATTATGGGGGAGGATATGGATGGAATCAAGCTCAAGCAGATGCATTTAAAAATATGAAAGAACAGGCAGCTAAAGCAAGTGCTGAAGTTAATGCTCTTACAAGTACAATTAGTCCTCGAGGATTACAGGTGGTCCCGGCCCAGGTTTTACCTTGACCACCTGATGTGTAACAGGAATAAATAAATGCCTAATAGATATACCAACATACCTTTTAAAGATGCTCCAGCTCCTGTTGGTGATAGGAATACTGCTATTTATAGAACCAATAAATATCCTGAAATACCATTATCCGTAAATGATATTTATGTTATTACAACCTCAGGTGATAGATTAGATTTATTAGCACAACAATTTTATGGAGACTATAATTTATATTGGATTATAGCAACCGCAAATCCCGAAATCTTAGCTTTAAATTCATTATTTATTCCAGAAGGACTAGAAATTAGAATTCCAGCAAATGTTTCATCAATTTTGTTTTTATATAATCAACTAAATAGTATTTAATATGCCTAAAAAAGGTAATATAACAGGTCATCCTTTTGATATAGGGGTAAGACAGCAAATTGAAGTAAGAGAAAAATATTTAGGAGCTAACCCTAGAGCAGATAGACATCTTTTACTTTCAAGTAACCAAAATGCTTGGTTACGATTAGCATCCTCTATTAAAATAGTAAATGTTGATAATGATATTAATGATATTAAAGATATTAATAATGGACAAAAATTAACTGCGGCTAAAATACTAGAACAAAGAAAAATACCTATTACTTTTGTAGGAAGTAAATTAGCTCAAAAAGCAGTTTTGTTTGGAGGAGTATCAGGATACAATGCTCAAAATGGTAGTTTTCAAGCTTATGCTGGTATTGCTGATCCTTTTAATGTAAATGATCCTTTTACAGCAGCTTATGGTTGGGGAGGTATAACTGAAAATGGTTATAGACCAATGCCCGGTATCCAATCAGCCAATATTACTTTTTACAACAGAGGTGCTTTAATGAAAGCCGATATTTCTATCAAAGTATTTTCTATAGAACAACTTCAAGTATTTGATTTATTATATTTTAGAATTGGTTATACAATGTTATTAGAATGGGGTCACACTCTTTATCCTGGTAACAAATATGATTCCCAAATTGGAGATTACCCTTTAGTAGAAAGAAAAGACTACAGCACAGAATCCTTAAATATATTTTTTCAAGAACAAGGTGTTACTCAAAATAATGTTTTAGATGCCATTAAAAGAGAAAGACTTAAATCCTCATACAATTATGATGCGATGTTAGGTAAAATTGTAAATTTTAACTGGAAGTTTAATCCTGATGGGACTTATGATATTAATTTACAATTAATTAGTTTAGGAGATATAATAGAAGCTCTAAAAATTAATACAACTAGGGTTGATAACCCTAAAAACATAGTAACTCCTTCAAGTAAAATAGAAACTAAAACAAAAAAGCTAAAAGCAACATCAGAAGGATTATCAGCACAAAGAAAAAAGAATACTAACGATGATGAAGCAACAGACAAATCAAATGAAAAAGCAGAAGCCGCTGATGATCGAGCTGTGACTAGGGCCGACAGCGACTTACAAGCAAAAGCAGATGAGTTAATAGCTCTTATTAATGATTATCCAAATTTTAAAGCTAGATTTGAATCTTTAAGAGGAGCAACATCTGATGTTTTTAAAACTCCGGAGGAAGCACAGTTTGCTCAAATAAGGGGACCATTTTTAAAGGAGATTGCCCAAAATTATTTTGGGGCTGATAACAATGAAGCCAAATTAATAGCCCAAAAAGCTGATGAATGGATAACAAGTGCAGTGAAATATACGGAGGCTGTTAATAATAAAAATTTAAACCAAATTACAAAAGAAATAGAGGAAACAAATAAAGAAAAAAGAGATAATAGATTAGATGCAGAAGAAGCAGCTGTTGAAGCTGCTGAAAGAGCATTAGAAGCAGAAAGAGAAAGACAAGAATTAGCCCCAGAATCAGCCGCTGAATATGCTAATAAAACAGCATTTAATTCTCAATTATATAGTTGGATTGAAGACTTACAAAAAAAAGATATAATAAGTCATGAATTAAATCCAAAATTTAATCCCCAAAAATATCAAGACCAAAAACAAGTTTATCCATATTCAGTAGCAGCTGCTGGTGCTTATGAAAATAAAATTAAAACTTTAAATTTAATTAGATTAGAATTTCAATCACCCTCAGGTGTAGCAGGATATGATCCACAAAGATATCAACAATACTATGTTAGATTAGGATATATGTTAGAATGGATGGAAAATAATTTATTATTATATAGTTTATTAGCTTCTAATGATACTAATGCTACTGATGATAAAAAGAAAACACCTTATCTTACTATTGATACTGATCCTTATGCTAATTTTTGTTTAAGATTCCCCACTCAAATATCTACAGATCCTCAAATGTGTGTTATCCCTATCTTACATAATGATGTTGTAGAAGGATTTAAAACAACAACAGATACATCTGGAAAGGAAACAAAAACACCTACATCTACACAATTAAATTGGCAGTATTTAACAGGTAAAAAATATGAATTTCAAAAAGATGGAACTAAAAAAGAAGTATCATCTACGGCTCCAAACTTAACTTCTTATTTTATTAATCCTGTTAGTGAATTAACTTTAGATGTAATTAAAAAAGGATGGGATATTTTAAAGAAAAATGAATTAAATATAGAATACCTAAAATCAGATAATATTAATACTGAAGTCTCAGTAGATTTTTCTGTAGAAGATGTTCTTAAAAAGGAAGGTATTCCAACAACAGATAAAGAAATGGATAAAAAAGGACGTGTTATGAATATTATGGTTAATATAGATCATATTGCTCGTATTTTAAATGAAAATGTTGATGCCGATGGACGTGTAGTTTTAATTGCTTTTTTTACTGCTTTATTTGATAGTATAAATGATTGTTTAGGAAATGTGAATAAATTAGAAGCAGTATATGATGCTGATAACAACAAAATTAAAATTATTGAAGCCACTAATATTAAGGATGATGAAGAATCTTTAGTTGGTGATGATGATGGAGGACAAGTAAATATAAAACCAATTGCTATTTTTAATGTATTTGGTCTTCCTTTAGCTAATAGTAAAGGAATTAATCGAAAAGGTAGTTTTATAACTAATGTTGATTTTCAAGTCCAATTACCTCCATCATTTGCTCAAATGGCAACTGTTAGTGCACGTGCCCAAGGAGCCAATATCCCTGGAGAAAGTGGAACTTCTATTTCTAGATTAAATTATGGTTTAGAAGATAGAGTTATTAAAGATAAACTTGATGCTCAAACTATAGGTTTATCACAAAAAGGTAGTAATACAGATTTAAATTTAATATTTGGTAATAAATTAAATCAAATGAATACTTTAGTTGCCGAACTTTATGGTAATAGAAGATATGTTGCTGAAAACGTAGATAGTTTGAAATCAATAAACCGAGATGTATCTCTTTTTGCTGTAAATGCTGATGCTTTAAAAGGTAAAGGTCCATCACCTTTCTTTATACCATTTAATCTTTCATTAGAAATGGATGGATTATCAGGAATGAAAAACTATGAACGATTTGCTATAACAGAACAAATTTTACCTTATAGTTATAGAGCAGGAGATCAAGGTGGAGTAATTGATTTTTTAATTAAAGGTATTTCTCATACCATAAGTGATGGGAAATGGAAAACTAAAATAGAAAGTTTAGCTATAGCTTCAAATAGAAAACCCAAATAAATATAACAAATGCCATACTACCCATCCAATAGAATTGTAACTAATTTATATACCAACGGTGGTGAGTTTTTGGTATCATCTACATCATTACCTTATCAAGGTTATTACTATAAATTATATAATGGAACCTCATTTACCGGTAAAACCCCTAATGATGGAGTTTCCCAATTACTAATTCCTATTAGTGAACTCCAACCAAAACCCTCCCAAGAATTTTCAATAGTATCTATTGTACCTAGAACTCAACGTAGTCTTGAATTAAAAAAATACTTAGGAGCTAGTGGTGCTTCTTTAAATAATAAATTTATTCCTATTACTTATTATCCAAAACCTACAAAACAAGATTATGAATTAGGTGAAATACAAAGATACTTTGCTAAAAAGCAAAATGAATTTATTTTTATTGAAATAGATAAAAAAACATTTAATAATTTATTTTTTAATGATCCGGCTTGGTTGTGGCAATTATATATTCCCTTTAATATTCCTTGGGAAATAACAGGTGAAACCCAAACTGTAGCTGAAATAAATAGAAAAATTACATTATTGGCTGAAAAAGATTATAAAGTATTAGGTTTTTATCAATTTATAGAGAAAACAGGTGGATTTAATAAATTTTATCAATTTCCCAATATCTCTAATCTATATACCTCCGGTAGTGAATTTAAAACAGCCGATGGTCGAAATTATATAGGATTTTATCACATTCATGATAAAACAGGCCCTATGGTTGGTGCCACTCACACTAAAGAACCTCATGGACTTTTATTTCCAATAAATGAAACTATTGTCTCTAAGGCAATAAATCCACAAATACCTCAAGTAATAACTCAAACCACAAGTAGTTATACCCCTCCTTCTTCTCTAATGTCCACAGGTGGGGGGTTTGGTGGAGGTGGTGGTTTTAGTGGAGGTGGAGGAGGAGGAGGTTATTAAGCTTGGAGCCATAATCTTTAGTTTTTAATTTTACAAAATATTACAAATAATTAATTTTTTTTTAATTTGGAAACCTTAAATCCTTTTCGTATATTTATAACAAATAAAAATATAACAAAATGAAAGACATAATTAGAATGAACCAATTAGCAGGTATAATTACCGAAGGTCAAGCTAAAAAAATGTTAGAAGTATTGAATGAAGAAGAAACTATGACAATTCCTTCTTCACTTGTGACTAGATATGTAAATATGAAATCTGTATTTAATGATAAAGCCAAGGATCCAGAGTTAAAAGCTAAACTTATACCTATTATAACTGATTTTTTTCCTAAAAATCAAGATATAAGTTATCAAGAATTAGTGGATAAATTTGGTGAAGAAACAGCTAGACAAACAATACAGTTATTGTTTTCTGCTTATTTAGATGGAAGATTAGATCGTTTTTATACACCAATTGATAGATTATATCACGAGTATAGGGCATTCCGCTAAAAAATTTAACAATAAAAAAACAAATAAAATTAAGCTTGGGAAACCAAGCTTTTTTTATTACATTCATATCAATCAAGGTTATGTTTTGGTTAATTGAAACGGAAAAAGATTTAGAATATTTGAAGCAAAAGCCAATCAAAGAGGCATTTGTCGAAATAATTCCCTACCACGACAATATTCATCCGGCCTTCAATGGGTTGTCTCTAGTGTATATTAGACCGTTTAATGACACTAAAGGTTATATGTTATGTCTTGATCATAGTGAGACATTCTCGCTTAATAAGACGGTTATAAACGCTATATTACAAAGTATTGAGCGCGTATGGGTGCGGGATAAAAAACAAGCATTGTATTATTTTCCAATTAAATCCTTGCATGACCTATCCCAACTTATTCCTCCGTATATACAAGAACCCCCTAAAGTATTTAA